TAAATTTTGTGTAGTTCCCGCAACAGATAGTGGCAAAGCCAATTCTATTGTGCGTCCACCCGTAAAGTTTTCTTCAAAAGTATAAATAAAAGGTTGAGGTGTTACATCAGTATCGCTGGTAACTGGTAAAACAACACTAAAGGAACCCGTAGCGTCAAAAGTCTTTTGAATTACAACAGGGATAATAATTACATTGGCTGTTGTTTCTTTAAGAATTGTTTGAGGCGTTATGTTAAGAGAACCACGAACGGGGTTACCGCTCAAATCCACATAAGTCCCAACAACGGTACAAGTCGAAAGCGATGCTGGCAAAGCCATGTTTTAAGCGCCTTGTCTAAATACATTCACAGTCTGTGTGCTGGATGCTACAACACCGAAAACTTGTTCTCCTTGTTGTAGTTCGACGGAGAAACTGGTTCCGCCTAATAACTCATAACCGTAACTGGTTGTCGTAACTCCTGCCCCGCCTAGATAGACGGTAGCCCCCGATGTGGGAACTTGGATGCTAATTGTCTGTCCGTCGCGTCCGTCCGCGTCAGATGTAAGTTTAGTAGCGGTTGTTCCGACTGAAACTCTTTGGTGTGATACTGCCATATAAACTCCTAAGAAAAGAAAGGGCGACCCATTTTAGCGAATCGCCCTTCGCACTATTCAGCGACTTCTTTTGTTTTCTTTGTAGCCTTTGGCTTTGGAGCCTCTGCTACTTTTTCTTCAACTACATCATCTTCAATCAATTTGATGTAGCGATTATTAGCCAAGGACTTAGCATGACGCCATCCTTTGACTTCTACAATGTCTCCAGCCACAAGTTTGCGACCATCAACAATCATTGATTTAAGAATTTGTGCTTTCATTTTACGCAGTTGTGTCAATCCAGCAATATGAGAATGTTGCTGATGCTTGGTTAATTGAACCTGCGGTTGGGTTGTAAAGATAAACGGTGACTGTATCTGCGGCTGTAACTGCGGCTCCACAGAAAATCAAATCATCATTTAAGTCTGATGGTGGGTTCACGATAATGATGTCGGTTGTAGCCGCACCAGTTAGCGTAAAGGTTGTTCCACCACGGGTTGTTGCGTTGATTGAAGCAGGGTCGATTGCTACTGTGCCGAATTCAATACCGTAAACGGTGTCGTTGTCGCCAACTTGTAGAGCGCCTACTGCTACTTCACCCTTGGAAAGTCTGTTTACTAATGCCATTTTTTTCTCCTAAATAAAGGAAGGGAGTGAGACCGTCAAAAGTCCCACCCCCTTCGTTTAACTAATTAAGCGACGATTGAATCCCAAAAGTAGCCGAGGTCAGAAGAGATGACTTTGTTATCGAAAGCCATTTCTGCTTCAACGCGGTCTGACTTAATGGATTCCATGCGGAACTGTGATGTTCCGATTGTTGCGCCAAGTCCACCTGATACGCCAGTCCATGCGAATGTGTATCCAGCGGAAGGGGTAAGTAGCCCAGGCTGAGGAGCAACATGGCAAAGAAGAGCCTTCTTACCATGAGCGAAGCCGTAGGCTTCTGATGCGCCTTCATTGTTTGTTGCCTTGACTGCCTTAGCAACCATAACGCGAGGAATGTCGAACATTGCGGCCAACATATCGGTTGTGATTGTCTGTGAAGATGTGTACTTGATGCGGTCTACAAGGTCAGGGTGATTCTTTAGTGACTTGAATACATCGTATCCAAGAACCAAAGTGTTCGCTTCCATTCCTGTGTTTCCAAGGATTTCTGCCTTACCATTTTCAATATCTGAGATTGGGTCAGATGAAGTGTAATCACTCCATTGCTTTGTCTCACCTGAAGATGGAGCGCCTGATACACCAGTTACATCGTCAGCCCATACACCAGTTCCGAAGAAATCGGATACCCATTGTAGTTCACGACGAAGCATCAAACGGCGAGTAACGAACTCTGTTGCCTCACGAAGAGGGTTTAGAGGAGCGTCTGCGTTAGCAACAGTTTGGTCATCAACATCTTTGTGGAAAGCCCACACATCTGCTGAATATGTTCCTGTTGAAAGATTGTAACCGCCACCAGCAGATTCAGTTCCAGGCGCACGGCGTTGAGCCTCATCGCGGAACCAATCGTTCTTGGTGTAAGTAAAGTATTTATCGCTCTTCTTATCGACAGGAATTACTGGGAATACCTTGTCAGCGATAAAGTTATCTTGGTTCTGTAAATAAGCAACCGAGATATTTGTAAGAATTGCGTCCACATGGACGGAGTTAATGTTTGGCTGTGGCATTTATTTTTCCCCCTTATGCCGCTCTGCCTGGATTAGCGCAGTTAATTACGGCGGTGACGATGTTTCCATCTGCCGCAGATTCGGTCAGAAGAGTTCCAACAACATACTTGGTGGTATCTGTACCAGCAACCAAGGCAACTGCCTTGCCTGTGGCAGATGTGCCAACAAGTGCGCCTTCGCCGATTGCCGCTCCCGCAACAATCTTTGTTCCACCGACAACAAGCACTTCTGCTTCCTGTCCTGAAGTTGGAGCATTTTGTAGTACGCCGATTGGAATATCGGTTGCGCCGCTTGCGGCGACTGCTTGACCTGATGAATCCAACTTGACGAATGTGTATTGCTTACTGGAAAGGTCGGCACCTGCGACGAGGGTGACCTTTACCGAGTAATTAGAGATTTCGTATGCCATGTTTTAGGCACCTTTCTCGGATAGGTATTGGCTGTAAAGGTCAGGGTTTTTTGTAGCAATATCAGCCATTGCTTGCGCGAATGACTTTGCTACACCCTCTTCAACAGCAGACTTAGCGAGAGTAGTCATACGCTCGTAAGCATTGCCTGATTTGAAGTCCGCGGACTTGCCGATTTCCGCAAAAATAGATGCTGATTCAGCCTGAGCATTTACGGAAGAAAGAATTTCTTCAACGCTCTTTGCTAACTCTGAATCGGTTTCAGACAAGCGACGAAGCGCTGGTCCAACTTTTTCAGCATTGAGATTGAGGTTAGCCCAACCCTTTGCTTTTTCGACTGCTTGAGCATCAGCACGGGCTTCACGCTCTTTTCTAAGTTCAGCGGTTGCCTCCTCTGCTTGCTTCTTCAAGTCTTGAATCATTTTGACAACTGGAGCAGGAGCGGACTTCATGTAGTCCTCTTCTTCTTTTTTAGGTTCCTCTGAGTTTTGACCCATCGCCATCTCAACTTCCTCTTCAGGTTTCTTGTATTCCTTCTCGGCGAGTTTGGCTTCGAGTTCAGCGATGCGGGCTTTAGCCGCCGCTAGTTCTTCCTCAACGGTTTTTTCAACCTGTTCTTCAGTTGCCTCGGTAGTTTTGTTATCCTCCATATTGGAGTCCTCCTTGGTCAGCGATTTGTCGAGAACCCTCTGTACTTCAGATTCGGAGGCTGACTTCATTACGAGCCAACCCTCATGTAGATGCGCTGGATGGTCTACTCCACTCGTCTCTTCGATAGCAAGATTCACCATTTTGCGAGTACGGGGTTTAGACAATTTATGCTCCTAACAAACTAGAGGTAAGTCTTTTAGCATTGGGCTAATAAAACTAACCTCGGGTCTTGACACGCTTAGAATACCATAGGTGTAATTCAAGCCTTTTAAGAAGTTGCCATCACCCTTGTTTTAGCCAAGGCTTCAATTAAATTCGGAGAAACCCACATTGAAAACGGGTTCTCATTAGCCCAAAAACGAGCCAATCTAAAGTGAAAATCTTCTTGGTCAATCTTTGTCCAAACAAAAAACGCTTGAGCGTCATTGGGTAGATTTACTTGAATTCCAGCATACCCAGGCGGGGTTGTAACTCTTTGGGCATCAAGATTCATCGATTTAAGAATGTTCATCGTGTCATCAATGATGCTTGCCATTAGTTCTTTTTCTTTCTCGGATAGTCCATGGTGTCCATGTACTTTGGGTCATCATAATCTAAGTCCGAGAACTCACCCTCGGAATCATCGTCATAAGAAACAAAATTTTGTTTTGGGTTTTTTGGTTCTGAAGAATCTTCTCCCTCAGAGTCATCGCCATTTCGCCAGTCGCCATGACTTGATTGGTCGTGGTCGCCGTGCTTTTCAATCTCTACTTTTTTTTTAGAGTAGAAACCTTATGTCCAACTTTAGTGTCAGTTGGTTTTCCATCGCGGTATAAAACAATTAACGCCGCAGGGTCATCTTCAGTTGCTTGAATGTTGAAAGATGAATCAGGAACATTGATACGACCTGAGCGAGCAATTCTTAAAACTTTTCCTTCAGCGGTTCCACCTGATGATTTCCAAGAAACCATATCTCCAACAGAGACAGCCTTGTTAAATGGCAGACTATTAAGCGCTTTATTTATTTGAAAACCTAAACGGCGTTGTGCTTCCATGACCATAGACTTTGCGTATCCGCTAAGACCCTTGAATCCAAACTTTCTGACATCTTCTTCAATCATCTTGAATTCATCTTCGTCCATGCCAGCCAAAGGACCTTTGCGGAGTTCGCCTAACATTCTAAGGTCTTTTTTCATACAGTCTCTTTCTTCTTTGGCTTTTTCTTCGATGGAGACATTATTGTATCAATATGTACATCTGACACAGTTGGGTCGTTCTTTTCTAAGTCTATATCAACGAATAAACGCTCGGCTTTTCCACCAATAGAGTATCCGCGAATTTTTCCTTCAGTCACCATGCTCCATGCCCAAGGCTCCCAAATCACACCAAGAAAAACTGTGTTCGGTGGATAAGTATGTTCCATCTCTTCACCTTCAGGTGTTTTGATTGGAACGGTCAATGAATATGGGAAAGCCATAACTTCAACCCATTCTCCAGCAACTACATCGCGGTTATGTTGTAAACGGATACGACGGTCATTGCTTCGAACATAATCCCAAACTGCTCTTTGTAATTCATCGGAGTCTGTCCACTCTCCGTGAGCATCTTCCATATCAGGGATATACATTGCTCCAAGCGTGTAACGCTTTTCGCCTTCGGCTTTTTGTAGGTCAAACTTACCTAGAGCCTTTGTTGTCTCCTCAGTAAATACTTGAGGGAAAATCTTGCGAGCGACCTCTTCAGAAATTTCCGTAAAGTCGCCTTCTCCCAAAGCGAGATAGCGGACTATCTCTGCGTCTTTGTCTTTCTTCCAACCTTCGGGACTCCAATAATCCTCAATCATCCCAGTTTCGCCTCTTGCGAAACGGAATATGTTGAGGGCTTTGTTGCCATCGCCTAAACTTGCGAAATACCGCATACGGCTATACCTCCTCT